AATACATGGAGTGGTATAAATAGCTTTACAAATGTAGCAAATACGATAAAAGCAGCAACCCCAATAGCATCCACGAATGATAACACCGTGTCAACTACAGCCTATGTTACTTCAGCGATAACAGCATTAACATCAGCAGCCAATACATGGAGTGGTATAAATAGTTTTACAAATGTAGCAAATACAATAAAAGCAGCAACCCAAACAGCAGGAACGAATGACAATAACGTGGCAACTACCGCTTTTGTTGGTTCAGCGATAACAGCATACAATACCGCATTAACAGCAGCAACCAATACATGGACAGGTACAAATAGCTTTACAACACCACCTCAATCGGTTACACCCGTGTTGGGTTCAGATGTATCTACCAAAGGTTATGTAGATTCCATGGCTGGTCAATATGGGGGAGGATTAAATTTATTTATGAATTATAGTACAGATAGTACTTTTGCATCAGGCTATAAGCTTTTAAGTAAAACAGTATCAAGTTCTCAAACCCAACAGGTGACTAGCGATTTAACGACGTTAAACCAAGAGGTTGTAATTGCTAGGTTTATATCAGAACCGTTAGGCTTATCTGTTATCCCAATAGGATTGTGGGATATGATTATATATGGTTCGGTTAATAATATAGACGGAAATGTTAATTATTTTTTTAATCTCTACAAACATGAAGGAGGGGAATTAACTTTAATAGGAACATCATCAATCTCTCCAGATGTAAATTCAACGTCATTAACAAACCCTAATTCATATCCTGCAAATTATACCATAACATCACCTGTAACTCTTTCATCTCTTGAAGCCCGTGTTATGATTGAATTGTATGCAATAAGAACAACTGGTAGTACAGGTAATACTATAACATTAACTACGTTCTTTGAAGGTGGATATTATTCTTATGTAGGAACAACTTTAAACGCGGGAACAACATTACTAGGTTCAACCAATACATGGACATCATCAAATACGTTTAGTGCAGGTATTAAAACATCTGCTATAAATTCTTTATCATCAGCTGGAAACATGGATATAATGACAACATCAGATATATCAGGAAATGTTACTATAAAATCAGGAGCAAATCAATCAGGAACTATATCATTCGGAGGAAGTAATTCTGTATCTGTAAAGTTTAATCGACCATTGACATTAAACTATTTACCATCATCATTGACATCTAATACTAATGCATTAGGATATAAACTTGATGGAACAAGTGCAAATGCAACAACAACATCAGGTTCAAATATATTAAAATTATGGGAAGTAACATTAACAGCAGGAACATGGATGATGCTTGGTTGTTGTAGATTTGCAAACCCCGGACTCAATTCTTATTATTATCTATCTATATCACAAACATTATCTATTGATGATAATTTTGTAGTAAGTAATACATTAACAACTAGCAATGCATATATTGCCCAAGTATCAAGAATTCAAGTAGTAAATTCTAATACTAATTTTAATTTGTTGGGACAAACAGGTAATACGAGCGGAGTTAGTAATATTTCATTCAATGTATATAGAATTGGTTAATCAAATAAAAATAAATCTATGTAAAGATTATGAGTGTATTTGAACCCCATCATTTTCATTTGTAGGACTTCAGTTCAATAAGGCAATATTTGAAAATCCGTTGACAGAAACAGGATGAACAATACCTAACCCTATTGTTCTTAACGAGCTTGACACAAACATTCAGACAAAATTGTTCTCTGTATACTAATTTATAAGGTTCAACCATTTTTTCAACAATTCTATCACACAAAAAAAACATTGTAATTTTTTAAAATTAAGTTAACACCATGTTATCATGTCAACCTTGTATAAACTATTTCAAATCAAAAAATAGTTTATAAATAAAATTGAGATAAATAAAATAGCCTTTTGTATATATATCATGGATTACTTTCTCAAAAGTCATGCCGCCTCATCTCCCGCGGAATCTACCCATACACGCATCGGTAATCCACAGCTAAATGTGTACGGAGGGTCCTATACAATTTTACCAACGGAGAAAGATGAATTTTACAAATTATATTATCGTCATGTTTTTGAACAGGGACAGACCGAATATCTTACAGAAAAACAGTTGGAAGTGGGACCGATTGCGATTGACCTCGATTTCCGATACAAAGAAGCCAAACGTGCGTACACATCCAACGATATCGTAGAATTTATTGACATGGTAGTGCAGCAGTTAAATAATGTATTTACGATTACGAACAACTTTCCAATCTATGTTTTCGAGAAACCCGAGATTAATGTTCTGCCTGATAAAATTAAAGATGGAATTCACATTATCATAGGTGTAAATTTGGACAAGGTATCCAAAGGATTATTTAGGAAAAAGATTTTGGATTCCATGAATATTTGGAATCATTTAGGAGAATATTTGACGAACCAGTGGGATACAGTGATTGATGAACCTGTGATGAAAGGGTCAGTAGTATGGCAATTGTACGGTTCTACCAAACCTGGACATCCAGCGTACAAACTAACTAAAATTTACACGTGTCAAAAAGACGAGGATTCCGAGTATGTTTTGAATTCATCGAATGTTGCACAATTTGACCTTCGTAAGGAATTGCCGAAATTGTCGATTCAGTATACGGAATATGAAACGCCTCTAATCAAAGAGGCTTTTAAACCAGAATACAATCAATTTAAAAATGTTCCACGGAAAAAACTGCGAGTTGTTTCCACGGACAGTTCGCCAACCGAAATTACATGTGAAGCATCGTTGAACCGTGCCGTAGACACGATGTTGGGAAACAAAGCAATGGCCGATTATAAATTGCACGAAACTCATGCCTATACGATGATATTACCTGCAAAATATTACGACGACCGTGAATTGTGGATGAAAGTAGGTTGGGCATTGAAAAACACGGATGTACGATTATTTGTAACATGGATGAAATTTAGTAGTCAATCGACTAAATTTGCATATTCCGATGTTCCGAGTTATTTTGGAATGTGGTGTAGTTGGAATAAGCCAGAAAAACAGTTGACAGAAAGGTCGATTATGTTTTGGGCAAGGAATGAAAATTTAGTGGAATATGAAAAAGTTAAAAAAAATAGCGTATCACTCTACATTGACACTGTTTTAAAAGAAGTTGTATGTACAGAGTTCGATTTGGCCATGATATTGTACCAATGGTACAAGGATATGTTTGTATGTGTAAGTATCAACAACAAGTGTTGGTTTGAATATTCGAATCAAAGATGGCAGGAAACAGATTCGGGTACGAGGTTGCGAACGTATATTAGTGATTTCAAGGGTATATACGGTCTGTTTACTGAAAAACTAAAACATAATCAGGATGAAATAGCTGCATTGCAGGCAGGGGATGACCAAAAAGAATTCCTCGAAAAACGGCACAAAAAAATAGCTGGTATCATGAACGACCTTAAACGAACCGATAAAAAGGCGAACATTATGCGTGAAGCGTGTGATATGTTTTACATTAAAGATTTCATGAATTTGTTGGACAGCAAGAATCATATCTTGTGTTTCAGTAATGGAGTCATTGACTTTAGTACGAAAAAGTTTCGCACGGGGTTGCCGGATGATTATACATCCAAGTCTACGAATATCCCGTATATACCTATTGATAAATGTGATACTAAAATTATTGAAGAAATTGAAGAGTTTATGAAACAATTATTTCCTGAACCGGAATTGTGTAATTACATGTGGGACCATGCAGCATCAACTCTGATTGGAAAAAATAACAATCAAACGTTTAACATGTATACAGGTGGTGGACGAAACGGTAAAAGTAAATTCGTGCAGCTCATGTCGTTGGCTCTTGGAGAGTACAAAGGGACGTGTCCGATTACGCTCGTCACACAAAAGCGAACAAGTATTGGAAGCACGTCTTCTGAAATTGTGGATTTGATGGGTAAGAGATATGTGGTGATGCAAGAGCCGAACGAAGATGACGAATTTAACGAAGGTATTTTGAAAGAGTTGACGGGTGATGACCCGATTCAAGGTCGTGCACTCTACAAAAATACGGTCACGTTTTACCCGCAATTTACGTTGGCCTTGTGTTCGAATTTCAACTTGAAGATTAAAGGTAAAGATGATGGTATTTGGCGCCGTATTCGTAAATGCGCGTTCAAATCCGTGTTTACCGAGAAACCGGTTGCCAATGACCCGCACAAACCTTTCCAGTTCAAGGTAGATAAAAATATTGATGAAAAGTTTGAAACATGGAAAACCACATTTATGAGCATGTTGGTGGAGCGTGCATTTGTGAATAATGGGCAGGTGAAAGATTGTCCCATTGTCATGGCAACGTCAGAACAATACCGTCAAGACCAAGACTACTATGCAGGGTTCATTAAAGAATACATTAAGATGGAGCCTACAGGTTCTATCAAAGAACTGGAGTTGTACGAAACGTTTAAAGAATGGTGGAAGTTGCAATACGGCCATGGTATTCCAAAAGGAAAACAATTGTTTGATTACATAACCAATAAATTTGGAGCAAAAAAAGGAAGGTCGTGGAGAGGTATTGCCTTGATTAAGGAACAAGAATCAGAAGATGAAATTAGTGAACTATAAATTGTAAAAATCGTGTACTTTCTTATTGATTTTAATTTTTTCAGGGTTGAATTCGGTCATGTATAGTCCGTCAAGTGAAGTTACCCTGGATAAAGCAACGTAAATTTGTCCGCATTCAAAAATAGAATCGCCAACATCGATTAAAGCATTGGCTAAGGTTGAACCTTGCGATTTATGTATGGTCATGGCCCATGCATAAATCAATGGAAGTTGAGAAACGCCTAACCCGGGAATGTGTTCACTTTTCCAAACATGAGGTTTAAGTTCCATACTGGAATGTTTAAACTGAACAATGGGAAAAGTATCTTTAGAAAATCCTGTGACTACTCCTTGACTTCCGTTGCAAATCTGGGTATTTTTCATGTTGACGGTACACATGACAATCGTACCCACTTTCAAAACAATGGACGGTAAACATTGAATATTTTTTTGTAGATGGGTTAATTCGTAGGCGATTTGACTCCCAGTAAAGGATGCGCGAATTTTTGTTTCCGATTCGGTCATTTCTAAATCGTCGTGTTGTTTTACGTTATATCGGTGTTCTGCTCCGTCTAGAGTGGAGTAAAAATGGGCGTTGATAGAATCTGCTTTCAAACGGGTAGATACGAGTTGTGTTATGTTCGAAGGGTAAGGTAATCCAACACGTTGTTTGAGAATGGCATACGACTTTTTCGATATTTTACCTTTACGAAGTTCTGATAAAATGGCGTGAAATGTTTCATCTTGTTGTCTAAAATTTTTAACCAATTGCACGCACTGGAACATGGGTTTCCAGAGGGTACTTTCAAAACAGAACGCTTCATTTACAGGGGGCAATTGATAAAAATCCCCGCAAAATAAGAGTTGAATACCGCCGAAAGGTCTAGTCGATTTACGAATGGTTTGACCGAGTTCATTTAAACGTTCGAACAAGGAGAGGGAAAGCATGCTTACTTCATCCACAATCAAAATCCGAATTTTCTTCCATCGGTCGATTGCATATTTGTTCAATGGTTTTGAATCACCAATACCAATACCTGCCCAAGAATGAAGTGTAGTTGCTTTGCAATGAAGTAAAATAGCAGCACATCCCGTCATAGCGCACACATGAATTTTTTTGTGTTCAGAACAAGCATGTTGGTATACGGTTTGAATCCATTTTGATTTGCCGGTACCACCGGGTCCAGTCAAAAATACATTTTTACCAGCTAAATAATGGTCAAATGCCAATTGTTGTTCTTCTGAAAATGTTTCCATTGAATACTTATCCAACTGTGAGAAAAAATACTCAATTTTATTATCCATGGATAATAATGATACCCAAAGTAATCTACATGTGTCACAAACGTTTAGATGATATTATTATTCATTCTAAAAATTGGAAAACGTTGAATCCTGATTACAAAATTGAATTATATGATGATGACCGCTGTAAACATTTTTTATTCAATGAATATTCACAAATGCATTTAGACATTTTTAATTTTTTGAAAGATGGACCTATCAAATCTGATTTTTGGAGATTATGTATCATACACAAATATGGAGGATTGTACGTAGATGCGGATATACAACCTATTGTTCCGTTATGTAAATATATAGAAGAGGATGATGACTTTGTAACGTGTATATCTACCAATTTTATAAATAATACAAATCATGTACAATTAAACCCTCATTTTATATTGTCGAACAAAAATAATGTACTATTGCAAGAATGTATTGATAAATATATAAAACAATATACCGAGAATGTTCCGTACACCTATTGGGGTTACAGTATATGTTTATTGTTAGAAATAAAAGAGATTACACAAAAAAAATCGCATGTGTTGCATGCACACGACCAAAAAATAAAATTGTTGTGTGAACAAAATTATGAGAATTGCGAATATAATGGTGTGGTGGTATTGAATAATCGTTATCCTTTTTATAAAAATCATAATTTTTGTAAGATTCCCAAAAAAATTCCAACGGTACACTCTATTTTAAAATTGAAATAGAATAAAATATAATGTAAAATTAAAAAATGTCTGAACCATCAACTCTTATGTGTGACCGATGTCAACGAACCTTCGATACGATAAAAATAGTACAAGGTGTTTACGGAACACGGCATTGTAACAAATGTATCAATGAACTTAGACGACACGAAATAAGAGAACGAGCAGCAAGGTGGGCAAGGTCAGAAGAAGAAAAAGAAGAACGAACCAATCATGAATTAGTTTAATTTATTTCTAATTCGTAATGAATAAAAACGAATCATTTTAGGAATAGAATTTGTCATTACTGCAAGTTCTATTCCGGTTATTTCTAGTATTGTAATTTTAGATTGGTTAATGGTATGGGTTGGATATTTAGGTGAAACACGTCAAATGAATCAAACTACTGATATAGTAGGTTTTGTATTTTTTTTATTGTATTCTACCTTTATCCATGGTAAGAGTATAG